TTTGGCACTGCGGCAAAACAGATCCTGGCGACGGTTGCTCCTCTTCTGGGTACCGCGCTGGGTGGCCCATTCGGCGGACTGGCGGGGGGTCTACTCGCCAAGGCTCTCGGTACGACGGACCCTGCGGCTCAGGAGGCGGCGATCACGTCCACTGACCCGGACATCCTGGTCAAGCTCAAAGCAGCGGACGCGGAGCTGCAGGAGAAAATGAAGGATCTGCAGATCAGTGAGGAGAAATTGTCGTTCGACGACACGGCGAACGCGCGGGCGCTGGAAATCGCCACGCACGACTCGACCCCGCGGTACCTGGCGTACTTCATCACCTGCGGGTTCTTCGGGGTGCTGGGGTATCTCGTGGCATACGGGAAACCCACCGCGGGGGGTGACATTCTTCTAGTGCTGATGGGCTCCTTGAGCACCGCGTGGGCGGGGATCATCAGTTTCTACTTCGGTAGCAGCGCGGGCAGCGCTGCGAAGTCCGACACGATCAACAAAATTGCTGCGGCAAAGTAGGTTGTCATGATTAGTACCCTTCTGACGGTTTTCATTGTTATCTGCATCATCGGGCTGATCTTGTGGGGTATCGGACAGGTGCCCGGTATCCCGCAGATCGTCAAAGTAGTGATCTACGTGATCATCGGCGTGATTCTGCTGGTCTGGCTGCTGCAGTACGTACAGGGCGGTCACTTAGGCTCGCTACACTGAAGGACGAACATGCTTTCTCTGCAAACATTGACGACGATTGAAGCGCTGCTCTTATCCAGGAATGACCCGCGATGGGGGGAGTTCATGTTGCTGGCGCAGACCATCGGAGAGGTGCAGAAGGCCAAGCAGGAAGCGGTCTTGCAGGCCCGTGTGCAGCCTGCACCTCCACTACCCAACCCGCTAGACAGCGACGCAGGAAAATAGCCCCCAGTGCCCGTAGCAACTACCTTCACGGCACTGATCGCTACCCTGCAGAGTTACCTGGAGCGCGGCACGGGTACGACGGACCCGGTCGTGTTCAACCAGTTCCCGCTGCTCATCAACAACGCGGAGCGGGCGATTGCGCGGCGGTTGAAGATCCTCGGGATGAACATCCCGATTGTCGGCAATCTAGCCGCTAACAGCGCGGTATATACCAAGCCTAACGGGTGGCGTCGGACTATCTCAATGAGCTTTGGCGTCGCGACGAGTGCTGACCCAGCGCAGAACTCCGCGACGCCTATTTTTGCGCGCAATTACGAATACTGTCTGAGTTACTGGCCGGATCTGACGCAGACAGCGCAGCCGCAATACTACGCAGACTATGATTATGCTCACTGGCTTATCGTGCCAACGCCGCCGATTGCGTACCCTTGGCAGATCCTCTACTACGGTTTGCCGCAGCTCCTGGACTCGTCCAACCAGACCAACTTTTGGACAAATTACGCACCGGAAACATTGCTGTACCGCTGCCTGCTGGAGTGCACGCCATTCCTGAAGAATGACGAGCGTGTCGCTACGTGGCAGCCGCTTTATGAAGAAGCCGTGACGATGCTGGAGAAGGAAGACTTGATGCGCTCGGTAGACCGCGCCGCTGTGCGCAACGAGGATTGAGCCATGGCGGGGAGCATCTATAGTACGGTATTTGGGGGTAACGTAGTTGCTCCTGCTATCCCTACGTTTCTGTCTTTATCGCTTACTACCAACGTTATTTTGGGGTGGCCTTTAGAGTCGAATATAATCTCGCCTGCGGCCGCTGAGATTATTGAAGTCAGCGCAACTATACCTGGCAGTACTATTCAGCTCTCGGATGCGCGACAGGTCAGCAACGGGTATTGCGCTCTCTTTAACAACGTCGGTGCGAATACTTTCACCCTGTTGGATGCACAGGGCAACGTGCTAATGGCGCCCGCTTCTGGGCAGGCGTGGCAGCTTTACCTCGCAGACAATTCGACACTGCAGGGGACTTGGCGGGTATTCCAATACGGTGCGGGGGTGTCTAACGCGAATGCGGCAACGCTGGCAGGTGCGGGACTCTCGGCACTGGTGAATGCGCTCCAGCAGAACTACGTCACCAACGTACAAAATGTCAATTACCAATCGACGGTAGTAGACCGCGCTAGGATCATCGAGTGGGAGGGCGGGGCTGGAACGATTACCCTTCCCCTCAACGCGAATATCACCGCGGGCTGGTTTTGTGCAGTTAAGAATTTGGGGACGGGGATCGTCGCAGTTACTCCGTCTTCAGGACTCATAGACGGTCAAGCTTCCCTCAACTTTTCGTTGGATAACTCCGCATTCGTCATCTACGACGGCGCCAATTTTTACACGTTGGGGTTTGGGCAACAGATCAACTCTATTTTCAACTTTCTCATCATCAGCCTGACGGGGCTTAGCAGCCCCTTGGTATTGTCTGGGGTGCAGCTCAACCGCGTCGCGTACCGTTTCACGGGGGCGCTAACGGCCAATTTCGTGGTCCAAGTGCCTACGACGGTACAGCAGTATTGGGTAGACAATGAGACGACTGGCGCGTTTACGTTGACGATCAATGCGGGTGGCACAGGGGTCACTGTACCGGATGGGACGCGCTCTATCCTGTTCTGCGACGGGACCAACGTGCTGTCTGCGGTCACGCAGCAACCCTTTGCGGGGGGAGCGGTAGGCGCGCCATCCATCAACTTTGGCGCCTCGGGTGACCCGCAAACGGGGCTCTACGGGGTTAGCGCAGGAATCGTTGGGGTTAGCAGTACCGGGGTTGAAGTCGCTCAATTTTCGAGCTTGGGGATCGAGACCATCGCGGGGTCCGCGGCCAACCCGAGCTATGCGTTCCTACCCGACACGACGACTGGGTGGTACCGCGTGGGGGCGGGTCTCATCGGAGGTTCCAGCGCGGGGGTCGAAATTATCCAGATAGGAGCCAACGGGGTAGAGTTGATTAGTGGTACCGCCGCGGCGCCTTCCGTGACATTTTTGGCGGACGCGACCAGCGGACTCTATCTCCCCAGCGCCGGCAATGTGGGAGTAACCGTCAGCGGTAACGTACGCATGAATGTTGCAGCGAACGGCAATGTAACGTTTACCCCCACCGCGGCGGCTGTCCCGATCAGCTTGGTGAACGGTGGTAGCTCCTCGGTCGCTATTCAATTCGGTAGTAATTATTTTCAAACAGGGGGCGGTGTACCCACCTTGTCGTCCAATAAGCCGGGAGGCGCTAACAGCGTAATAGGGTGGATTGAAGTGGCTCTGGGGATTACTTCTGGGTGGGTGCCGGTTTTCGGCAACTAACATGCCCACTCCACAACCTTTTCGCATTCAGTCGCAACCCGGTATTAAGCGCGACGGGACGCTATTTGAGGGCTCAGAGTACAAAGACGGGTTGTGGTGTCGCTTCAACCGTCGCGGCTTGCCGCGCAAAATAGCTGGCTACAAAGCCGTTACATCTAACTTGCCGGAAGCCGTGCGCGGGATAGACTCGTACTTCTCGCAAGGCACCAATTACACGCACCTAGGCTCCCCGAGCTTCGTCACCCAAGTGCAGTCCGACATGTTCGGAAACCCTGGAGCGCAAGCAGATCGTACGCCGCTTTCTGGGTTTACGCCGAACGGAAACAACCTGTGGAGCTTTGACCAGTTTTACGACACGGTATCTGGGCAGACGACGATTATCGGTAACCCTGGGCAGAACCTGACTGACATTACTAACGCCATAGAAACCCCGATATTCTACGGCCCGGCTGCGATGACAACCCCGCTTGTCGTAACTGGCATGCCCAACGTTAGCGGAGGGGTTGTCTCGATTGCACCTTATCTGATTGGGTACAGCAACTTCGGTCGTATCGATGTTTCGCCTATCAACAACATCACCCCGGGCATTACGTTTAACTCTGCATTCATCTCAGATCAGAAAGTGGTCAAGGGGCTCCCGTTACGCAACGGCTCAGGTGGCCCTGCGGCGATCTTTTGGACACTCGCCGACTTGGTGGTGATGACGTACAACCCCAGCCTGCTGCAAGGCATCCCATTCAATTTCAACACGATCTCCGCGGAGACTTCGGTGCTTTCCGCACAGGCTATTGTGGAGTTCGACGGCCTGTACTATTGGCCCGAGGTGGACCATTTCTCAATGTTTAATGGTGTGGTACGTGAATTACCCAACACCTATAACGTCGAGTGGTTCTT